ATCTTTCTTACCTATATTAGCAATATCATAGTTAATATTGCTTATTTCCTCCATGATTTCATCTAAATTTTCCTTAATCATTTCAATTGATTTCCTACTAGAATTTTTAGACATCATTTCACACAATGTATTATTAAGCATTTTCTGCTGATTAATTCTTGTCCATAAAAGACTTCTTAAATACTCTGGGTCTTTTCTTCTCATTGCTTCTAAATCTCCCATAACTTTATTAATATTTTTTTTCAGTTATTATCATTTTGTATACTTTAATTCGTTCAAATTTTTTAAACATAAAAACACTAGTAAGTCTTTCACCTAAATAGCCTCCAATTCTATATTGATACCATACCTCATTATTAGGAAAAAAATCTTTTAAATACTTGCTTTTATTATCTTCAATCCTTTTTTCTATATCAGTTCCTATTATTTTCACGAATTCATCCAATGCACCTTTTACGAAATCAATGTACTCAATGAAATCTTCCTTTTTCATTATGAACATATTACATGGGAAAATAATATGATTATTCATAATTGTTTCAAAATAAGATGCATACTCAGGAAATTTTTCTTTTATAATACCTTCAAGTATTTTCAAATCATCTATGTTGTGACACACATCATATTGTTCTTCAACAGTTCTTTTGAATCTAATAGGCTTACATGCCACTGCATCACAATGTTTAAATAATTCATCCATGTTAGGAACATCATCTAAAAATTCGAAATATTTTCTATAAGAACAAAACCCTATATATTTTTTAAGTTCAAAATTTTCTTTAATATAGAAATAAGATAAAAGCTCAGAATAAAAACTACCTTTTAATCCATTTTCTGCAACATCGCCATTTATGTCGTTGGAATTAATTATTTTATATATTGGATTTTTAAGGGCATTTTCAAATTCTTTGTGTGTACAGATAAATATATCGACATCATTTTTTTCTTTAATACCTAAGAATTTCAATTTTTCTTGTGTTTTTTCGTTGTATAAGAAAAATTCATTAATCCAATCATTTTTTTTGAAAAAATCTTTATTTCCATCTGGGTATCCCCTTCTAACCTTTATATCTCTGTACTCTTCAATTGTTTTAGTAGGAAAATGCCTTAACAAAGCATTTGTATAAATATAAGGAAGAAAAGGACTTGATGAATTGCACTCTTTTCCAGAACTATCGCAACATTTAATATTATTTGACGGAGTATGTGGTGTTTTATCCCATTTGACCTCTATTCCACCCCTTATAATTGATTTTATGTGGCTATTTTCAACTATACCATTACGTTTAATAAAATTTAATGGCATTATTGGTTTTGTAAACCTTTTTAAAACTGGTTTATCTTCATACCTCACCAAATTATTGTCACCATAAGTTAGAAAATTTATGTGTATCATTTGATATTCGTTATATATTGGTAATGAAAGCCATTCCTTTATTGTATTAACCTTTTGAAATCCTATAAACTCATCTATATCAAAAAAACACATCCAATCATATTCAGAGCCATGCTTATCATAACAATCTTGATATGCTGCCACTTGGCATTTTTCTCTATTTCTGTAGTTTATTACCTCAACAGAACCTTGAGACACGTAGTCACCAATCACGTCTTCAAAATATTCCTCTCCATCATAATTGTTATCATATAAGAATATCTTGTCTACACCAATACCCAAATAAAAACCAACATATTCCCTAATATATCTGTTTTCTAATCTGCCAATACAGCACAATGCTACTTTCATAATATAATTTCTTTTATAAAAAATAAAAAAAAGTTAAAAAAACAAAAGATATTTGGGTAATTAAATCACTTTTAATATATTTGCAAAAATCAATATTTCAAAAATATGTTTAATATCTACAAAAAGTATTACGATAATTACACTAAATACTTGATGTCTTTGGAAGCTCAAATGAATACAAATGACATGGAGAGTGGTTTCGCTGTAGTTGAAACCTTCATTATGCATGTGTATGGGAACTATCTGAACCATAAGTATTATGGTAAATACTCTGAGACAAAAAAAGAAATTACATTGGTAGATTCTTCTATTACGAGTAATCAACTCGCAAAAGAACTTAAACTTGAGTACATAGGGGAATATATGTATAAGGAATATTCATACATTGATACTTTGAAAAACATAGGACACTATGTATTCTTCAACGGAACTGCATATATATTCACCGACTATGGGTTAATACAAATATATGGTAGGAGTAGTGAGTTCACCAAAATTGCAAAGATATTAACTATTGATGTATGGGTCTATAAAGAGGAATATAAAGATGAATTGCAAGGGTTTATCAATTCATGCCTCGTAGAGATTCCTTCAGACGAAAAACAGAAGAACCTCACAGTATGTACTTGCGGTAATTATGGCATTAAAAAGTCAAAGATTGAGGTTAAACCATTCAACTGTGACATTGAGAAAAATTATAATAGTGACCTTCCATATGACACATTGACAGAACTTGTGAACTCAGAAGAGGAAGAGTTGATACTGTTGCACGGAGAGCCAGGTACTGGTAAAACATCTATCATCAAGAAACTTATACATGATAACCCAACAGTTGAATTTGCTATTTTCGACTATAATCTTTTGACTGATATAAGCGATAGTAAGTTGTTTGATTTCTTGAGTGAACATAAACAGCACGTGTTTATCATTGAAGATTGTGAGAAGCTGTTTACGGATAGAAATAGTGGTAATAAGTTCCTTAGTTCAATGCTTAACCTCACTGATGGTATTGTTGGTGAAGCATTCGGAATAAAATTCTTGTGTACATTTAACTGTCCGAAGTCAAAAATTGACCCAGCAGTACTGAGAGAGGGTAGACTTTCGCTCATATATGAGTTTAAGAAGCTTACGCTCGATAAGACAAAGGCATTGATGCCAACAGCCACAGAAGGTATGACATTGGCTCAGATATACCATACTGAAGATAATGGTAATAAGAAGAAGCATAAAAAAATAGGATTCTGACGTAGAATCCTATTTTTGTTTTAACTGCTCTTCTAATAACGTTTTAACACCACTATAATCTTTATCATAATCAGATTCCCATACCTCTATGAGATTAATTCCATTTTTACTGCAATATTCTCTCAATTCTTTATCTTTATTCACTTTTTTACGTTGATATTCACTAAGTTCTTCATCAGAATATTTAACTGGATTTCCATGCCAATAATCACCTTGGAACTCTATAATAGAATTTTTAGAAGGAATGAAAACATCACAAAAATGGTGTAAATCTTTCAAATAATATTGTGTATCATATTCAACACCTAATGGCTTTACACAATGCTCTATAAATTCAGTTTCTTTTTTAGAAGATAAAGAAAATTCTGTTTCTGTTAACATTCTATAAATTTTATCTCTATGTATTTTTGTTAACCTTTTAATTTCTTCTTCAGAATATGTATCTTTCCAAGATTTACCTTTATTCCACTGGTCTCTTTCACCAAATAAATATTGTTTTTTTCTAGTCTCAGTAGAATGTAATTTTGCTTGCTCATTATGACCCCAATTGTTATGTATTCTCATTGAATGCCCTTTTATGAATGTTGTAAAATGAGCACCATTAACATAAGAAATATCAGTGTATTCGCCACACCCACATTTACATTTAGGTCTTACTCCATTATACTTGAAATCTGCTAATAGTTTTTCTTGTGTAATATCATTACCGTGTTCTTTATATCTAAATATGTGTTTTGTCAAACCATTATAGCTATCAAACCTTTTTTCACAATACGGACATTTAAATTCGCCATCATTTTTTTGCTGATTTGTAAATTCACCAGAATATTTAAAGGTAAAACCATTTACTTGTTTTAATTTACCTAAACAGCATTTAGAAATATTACTTTTAGTAGATTCTATTGCATTTGCTGCCTCAGTTGCAGAATTATATGTCGCAATCTCTTTTCCATCTTTAAATTGTATAATTTGTTTTTTTAGCCCCATAAAAAAAGATACTTACTTATATTATTTTTGCAAATATATAAATAAATATCTTAATTTACAAGAAATTGCTATAATTTCTTTAACTTTTTTGTTTGATTGCCCCACAAATCACTTCAATAAAATGTTGTAACTTGTTGAAAATAAGGTTAATACGCCAAAATCGCATAATCGAAGCGGAGTGTCAGGCTTATGGTCGCTAGGTCATCTTGGCTATAATCCAAATCACCGAAGTCTGCTGCTGTACACATTGTGTTCTTTAGAATCCACTTAGATACAACTACACCTGTTGGGTCAAGCATTTCAAGTTCAACATCACGCTTATAACCAGCTGCATAACCTTGACGGCCAGTAACTGACTCAGAGTGAAGACGTACCCATTCCATTACAGCTTGTGATGCAGAAGGACCGATTGGGTCTCTCAATGTTACTTGAATCTCATCCCAAGTATAACGTCCTACAACGTATGTCTCTGTATTCAAGAAAGGTATTGCCTTGCCCTCTTGCTTAATTGATGGACGCTTTGCGCTCTGACACCACCACTCTTGAATACCTAAATCAGCTGGGAATCTCAACAACCATCTGTTTTTACGAAGTGGTTCGTAATTAAGAGGCATTTTAAGCAATAAATCTGACATAATTTTCTACTATTTTTAATGTTATTATTTTAATAATAAATATACAATATTTGTTTTTTTGAATATTTTTTTATATATTTGCAAGAAATATCATATATATGGCAGTAAAAATATTTCTATTAATGATTCTTTTGCATGTAATTGATGATTTTCATCTGCAAGGAATCTTGGCTAGCATGAAGCAAAAAGAATGGTGGAAAAAACAAGAAGGATATAAAGACCTATATAAAGATGATTATATAACTGCGCTAATGATTCACAGTATAAGTTGGTCTATATTTATATCAATTCCACTTTGGTTTTTTCCTATTCAGCCTTATCTGATTAGCATTGCCATAATAATTAATGCCATTATACACTACTATGTAGATGACTTGAAATGTAATAAACTGAAAATTAGTCTAAGCACAGACCAATGTATACATTTCTGGCAAATATTCTTTACTTGGCTAATATTAGGATTTCTACAATAGCTTTATTTCTTATTTCCAGTATCAGTTAATACCTTATCACTCTCTAGGAACACTTTCTTGAAGAATTCATAAAGTGAACTAGTAGGGTGGTCAGCGTATTTCTTTAAACCTTCAATTGCAGTTTCTCTAATCTTACCGATGATTGGCTCATGTTGGATAACCTCTTGAGCATGCATTGCGATTTCTTCCTCAGAATCGCCTTGACCCATCATTTGCTGTTGTGGCTGTTGCTGAACCATACTTGGGTCTGGCTGCTCTGCACCCATTTCTTGAGACACTTCAGCACCCATGCCATCATCCATCATACCATCTTCACCGTTGAATATATAGTCTTCTGTAAGCTGTGCTTTCAAATTCTTTAGTTCTTCTAAAACATTTTTAAAATTCTTTTCCATAATTAATAAACGTTTATTTGTATATAAATATCAAGTAATGTTAAAATATAATAATATATTTGGATTATAAGATATTTTTCTCTACCTTTATAAATCTTAAAAGCAAATAAGTATGTAATGGTATAAAAAAAGTGGAGAGATTAATTCCCTCCACTTTTTATTATAGTTTTTATTGATTAAATGTCATCGAATGAAACTCCTTCTGGTGTTAAGATAAAATCAATTGTAATGTACTCAAGTGCATTATATGGCTTGAAGTAAATCTTAACTGGAAGCTCTCTTCTCTCCCTTGACTCGATAGTGTCATTAACCTCAATTCTGTAATCAGAGATACCTCTGTTGCTTCTGATACTATCCATAATTGGAGTTACGGTAGAAATGAATGACTGCTTTGTTGTTGCATCGTTTGGTTCGAAGATTAGACCGATACAAGAAATTGCGATAAGCTTTCTCATTCTCAATAACAATCTACGAACTGCGATACGGTTAAGCTGAGACTCATTAACTTGTAAGTTCTTCTGACCCCAAATCTTAGGGCCGTCTTGAGCAAATGTCTTAACTGGGTTAATTCTTCCATCATACAAAACATCCTCATCAGCTAACTTTGTAATGAAGTGTGCTCTTACGCAGTCAACATTACCACGCTCAATACCTGCTGGTGCGAACCAAGGATATGCTTGATTATCTGTTTGTGCGAAGTTACGTACAACATCTTTAGTTGCTGGCAAGTAGATGTACTGGTTGTTATCAACGTCCAAATACTTAACCCAAGGATAATATGTACAAGAGTAATTAGAATCAATTTCTGTATCTTCCAAATTGTAAACAGCATCGTCTGGTGTATACATTTCATCAACATAATCTCCTGCACCACTTGGTTTATCTGGAGTTGTAATAACGTAGATTGAATCTGCTCTCTCTTCCTCAATCATTTCAATTGCCTCTTGTACAAGAAGCTTCTGATTTACATAGTCAATACCTGGAGTTGCAAATACGTTGATGTCTGTTGCCTCTGGATTAGCGAACTGACGGATACCGCTTAAATAAGCATACCAGTCAGATGTAATACCATTCTGATTCAACTGTAAAATTTCTGGATTTTTTATTTTGTTGAATGCGTATCCTTCACCACTACCTTGGTCAATGTAACCTCTATACTGAGACATCTTGAAAGTATCTGTATTTGTTCTCTGGTCTCTGTAAACATCCCATCCATCAAATGCTCCATAGAAGAACACTGTAAACTTACGAAGATTTACATACTCATAAATTGAGCCATACATTTCAGTTTCTTTACCAATTACAGGTGGTTGGTCAAGAACTTGTGTTCTAGAGTTAGTTGATACGCAATCGAACTTGTAACCTGGCTCTCCATCAACTGTTACAGTGAACATCTTATCTCCAACTCTACCATCCTCGTCAAGTCTTGAGTCTAGGTGGAAGCCATGTGACAAGAAACTTGGGTCATTGATGTAAGCCTTTGTACCTTTAAATGTGAAATTGTCAATATCAACTCCAATCCATGAAGAAAGACCGAAGTACTGCTTTCTATTCTTGATGTCTTCATCGAAGAATCTGTTATACTTAAGAGTTGGGAATACAACATCAGTCTTAGCATCACCGCTAATTGGAAGACCATTGTACATTGGAATTGGATAACCCAAGAAACCTGCAGGAACAGAAGTTCTAGCTGCTGTGGTCTCATTTACCTCAACTGTAATGAACTTAGACTTGGACTCATATACACCGTCAAACGAACCAATCTTATATGCAATGTAGTTAGCATCTCCTGGAACCATTGTACATCTTCCGAACTTCTCAAGTGGAATAATTGACTCATCAAGGTCATCAACTCTACGTACTACAACATCGAATACACCCTCATCAGGTCTGATGTTCTCAATAGATACCTTAACCTCGTAGTTAGCGTTATCACCATCAGAAATTGTGTGGAATCTGAACAACTTAGTCATTTCGATGTGGTCAAAATCACCTTTCAAGTTAGATACAATCCAAGGAGTTGAAGCATATCTGTAACTTGATTTATAATCGTTCATATCAAGCTGAACATAAGAAACGTCAGACTTATCGTTATTCATTTTATAGTATAGACCATCTGCATTGTTTAATACAAGCGTTGAAGCGTCTTGAGTATTTCCACCATATCCACCACCAAGCAAATTTCCGTAATAGTTGATATACTCGAAATCTGTAGACTCTGCTCTTCTGCCATCTAACACCTTATCAACACTTTCTTTACTATATGCTGTGTAGTAGTAATGTCTTTTACCATCTTGTGTTGTATACTGCCTTACAGTGTAAATCTGTCCAACTTTCATTTGGAACTCAGCCACTGTTGTTGCTGACCATTGTATTGCTCTATCACTACCTGGAGTTATACTTGATGGTAACTTAACAAGGTTAGTTCCATAAGTACCGCTAGGTAACTCAGCAGACTCAGTAATTGTGTAAGGTCTACCAAGTTCATAGTTATAAATTACGCATCTGATTCCCTCATCAATAGCATTCTTGCTAGCAAGGTATCTACGACCAACATATTTTCTGTTCAATGAACTCTGTTGCTTCTCAACAATTGCATAAACTGGCTCATGGTGGTCAAAGTCAGCAGTATTATATGCCTCATACTCTTCAAGTTTGTTAGTAATCTGGTTAACCTCGTAGTTAGCGATTGCTTGCTCAAGAGCAACATCATACAATGACTCAACGAAAATAGGAGCTTCACCATCATATGCCTTTGTACCAATAACATTTAAGATATACTCTTTGTCATAAGGATTCAATGAAACTGGATACTCGAAATACCCTTCTTTGAATGCCTCTTCTCTTTGTGCCTTGTCACCAGCATATCCCTTCTGTATGATTGTTTCAACCTCACCACTTGTTGAATGAGCACCAGTTACACCGACAAGTTTAAATCTACCCTTGTTAGTCTGAGAAACAGTCCAAGAACCTTCCTCACTATCCATTCCGTAGCCATTACACTCATCACCTGTGCTGTAAAGAGGAATATAAGGCTTAATCTGCAATGAATTCATCCAATATCCCTTCTTTTCACATGCCTCTGTTGATGTGTTGCCAGTCTTTACTTTCTCACCAACCTCGTATCTTAATGTATCGTATTTAGTTGTTTCACAAGTACATCCTTGTGTATCACCTGTATCATATGGATGATATGTACCTCTTGAACGGATTACAGCTACTGCTTGTTTATCGCCACTAGCATCACCGCCAGTACCGTCTGAAGCAGTTACAAGCCATGCTGGTCCTGCATTAAATCCACTCAAACCAAGAACACGAACAACCTTAAGCTGCTCTGACTCGCTCAAGTAAGACTTTGCGATATAAGGTAACTCATATTTAGGATACTGGCTTCCCTTAAACTTTTCTGTACTTGTTCCACCAAACATTTCTTGGAACTCACGCCAATTTGAAATGTCCATTGCTTGGAACGCTGGACCCCTCTGAGTCTCACCTACAAGACCAAGAGTTGTTATACCAAGACTACGGACAGCGTAAGTTAAATCTATTTCTCTGGAATAGATTCCAGGTGAAACATGTATTCCTCTTGCATTATCTGCCATAATTCTTATAATATTTAAATTTTTATTAGTTATTTTCTTATATATAAATATTTAGTCAAGTCGAAAGATTATGCCCAAAATGTATTATTTAATATCAATGAGCTAATTTTTTCGTCCTTGAACTTCTCGTTAAGTTCATTGGTGAACTTAACGATGTCACCATAATTAAAATAAATTGTGGAATCCATTACCTTATTATGATACTCTTTAAGTTTCTCAGTATCATTGTATTTGCTATGAAATTCGTCTTGTATAAGGAAAGCATAGCTTGTTATTTTTCCTACTTTATTAAGGTATGTATGGAGCTTGTAGGCATCACCAAAATCAAGCTCAAACTTGTATTTAACGTCAAATTCCAACAGTATTCTCTCCAATACCATTAACTCTTTTAACTTAATTGTCATAACAATATAATTTTATTAAATATAAATATTGTATAAAAATGGAAAATGCAAAATAAAAGGGTAGTTTGACAACCACCCTTATTATTTTTTTTATTCTTCTAATTTTTCAATTTCTAGCTCTTCTGCTTTTGCTGGTTTAGTCAACTTATATCCATACTTATCAGTTGTTTTACTTGCAGATTCTAATACCAATTCTTTAATTCTGTCCTCCTTAGATTCATTGTAATATTCCTCAGTGAAATCAATTTTCTCAATACCCTCTACTTCTGTTTGAGCTGGGTTTTGTTCTAATATCCAAACAGGAACACCTAATTTATCCAAATTATTTGCAAAATCACTATAACCTAACGTATAATTATTGATTATTGAATCAGCAATTTCTTTCTCACAAAGCATACGGAAATACTCTTGATATGACATTTCAACATCAGGTTCGCCATTTGTACTATGTACTGTTTTTTTGAAGCCATTGCTCTCAGTATAAGTGTCACCAACTTCAATATATCCATTGAAATATAATCTAATACCGTCAACTGTAACATATGGAACTGTTGCGTCTGTAATCATTACAACACAAGCATCACCGTTATCAGTTGATTTAATATCGAAGATTACGCTATTTTTAACATAAGCAAACTTCTTTGTTACTGTTTTGTTTAAAGCAATCATAATTTTTTATCTTTTATTTTATAGTTATTTTCCTATGTAATAAATACTCATAACAATATAATTAATAATTTTTTAATATGTAAATATCTATTAAAAATACAAAAAAATGCATAAAAAAGAGCAACCCATTTGTTAGATTGCTCTTGATATGTTATTGTTCAACCTTTGTCCAATTGTATTTGCCTAAATAATAATTACCTGTGCCCATCCAAACATCATATCCACTAGAACCACTTGGAACTGTTAATGTACCATTGGTTTTAACACCATTGAATGTATTACTTTGTATTGTTGGTGCTGTTGTTGCATTAGATGTAATTGAAGCAAGATTATGACAATATGTAAAAGCTAGATTACCAACACTTGTAACACTATCACCTATCGTTACACTTGTTAAACGACTACAACCATAGAAAGCATAATCACCAATACTTGTAACATTGTTTGGAATCACTACTTCTATAAGACTGCTGCAACCTAAGAAACTATGGGCCACAATACTTGTAACGCTATCAGGGATTGTTACACTTGTTAAGCCACTACAATTTTCGAAAGCACTATCACCAATACTTGTAACACTATTTG